TGTTAATAATTTCACAGACCCAGAGCGGCCGAAGGCCCCCGTCCCACGGGAACCGCCCCCCCGGTGCTGATGATGGCAGGGCAACAGCGACAATATGAGCGCCCCCGGTTTATGGGTTCGGGTATTGGGTATCAATCCCCATGCAAAAGACATGACCGCCCGGAAATTGCTTGTTGGGGCTTTGGCTGTTCTATTTTTGAAGAAAGGATGTGAGCGAATGAACAAGGCCCGCTTGGAATATGAAATGTCTGTTCGGGGTGTCACCCGTGCCAAGCTGTGTGAAGTCCTTGGGATTTCCCGATCCGCCTTTTACCGAAAGTGTAATGGGGGTTCGGAGTTCACCCAAGGCGAGATTCAGAAGATCGTGGATTTTCTGAACCTTGAAACCCCGGTGGGAATTTTTTTTGATGCGAAAGTGTCCTAAAGGACACCACAAGGAGTAAGAACCATGAATGAAGTCAGTTTGAAACCGGTCATTGATGAACTTGAAACCTTGTTTTCAAAGTTCAACAAAGCCTTCTTTGAAGGGAAGCTGGAAAAGCCTGTGATCACCGTTTCCCCGGATCATACCCGTGGGGCCTATGGGTGGTGTACCGGTTGGAAGGCGTGGCAAGACGGCACCAAGGAAGGCGTGGCAAGACGGCACCAAGGAAGGCGGCTATTACGAAATCAACCTGTGCGCCGAATACCTGAACCGCCCCTTTGAAGAAACCTGTGGAACCTTGCTTCACGAAATGGTTCACCTTCAGAACCTTCAGGACAATGTTCAAGACACTTCCCGTTCTGGTTCATACCACAACCGGAAGTTCAAGGAAACCGCTGAAGCCCACGGGCTGACCGTGGAGAAAGGCGAAAAGTACGGATGGCACAAAACCACCCTGAACCCGCAAGCAGAAGCCTTTGTGAAATCCCTTGGCAAGTCCGGGTTCTGTCTGGTTCGGCCCCGTACCAATCCGCTGAAGGGTTCCCGGAAGGGGGGGGGATCAAGTTCCCGTAAGTATGTTTGCCCCTGTTGCGGAACCATCATCCGGGCCACCAAGGAAGTTCATGTTCTCTGTGGGGAATGTGAAGTGGCCTTTGAAGAACAGGAGTGATAACCAATGAAGTTGATTGACACCAAGGATTGGAAGGCCGTTCACTTCAAGGATCGAACCATTTTGAGAAGTGACCGCAATCTTTACCCGGAAGCCGATTGGTGGGCTTTGGTTTCCACCGTGGATGTGGAACCGATGAAGGAACCCGGTCATTTCAAGGTGGTAAGCCAATGATGATCACCCGCCAAGTTCGCTGTAAGAAGTGTGGGGAAATGTTTCCCCTGACCTATCCCGAAAAGCTGTCTGACATTGGCCGGGATGTTATTTCTTACTGTCCGCCGTGTTTACACACGGAAATCTTAAAAAATGAAAGGAGTATGCACAATGACCACTTTTGCAGAGCGTTTGAAGAACGCTATGGAACAGGCCAACATGAGCCAATCCGCCCTGTCTGAACAGGCCGGGGCTTCCAAGGCCGCTATCAGCCAATACCTTTCCGGGAAGAACACCCCCGGCCCTGACCGTATCAAGGCCCTTGCCGATGCAACCGGCGTTTCCTTTGATTACCTGATGGGCTATGGAGCCGCCCCGGTTGCTGAACCGCCCATCAAGAAAATCAGCGTGAAAGAAGCCGCCCGGTGCATGGGCAAATCTGATCAGTTCGTCAGAATCGGCCTTCAGCGTGGCCTTCTTCCCTTCGGGAACGCCGTTCCCGGAACCGGCGCTTGCTGGAATTACTACATCAACCCCACCAAGTTCCGTGATTATGTGGGCGCTGATCAGTTCAATTCCTTCTTCGGCCTTACGGCCTGAAAGGGGAACAACGATGGACAACACCCGTGATGAACTGTTGGATTTGATCAGGAACGCCACCAACATTGATATGATTTGCTTCTTCGCCATTATCTATGTGGTTGCGCCTGATTCCCCCCCCTACACACCTAACGCCACCCGTGGCGAACTGAAGAAGGCAATTAAGCAGTTGCGGAGCGCCCAGCACAACCCGGATTGCCCCGCTGAAATGTCTGAAGGCTTTGAAACGGCGATTCAGTATATCCGCCGTGAATGGCTTCACCGATGAAAGGATGGTTTATATGCTTCAGATCGGTATGATCGTTAAAATCTTGCCCGATGCGGAATACAGCGGCAAGTTCACCGGCTACATCGGCAAGGTGAAGAATTACTTTTCGCAGAACAAGAAGGTTGGCGTGGAACTTTTTCAGCAGACGAATGACGCAAGTTCCAAGGGCCTGTTTTGGTTCTCTGAATCCAAGGTGGTTGCGGCGGGTACTCTGCCGGATGCCATGATGGAATATATCAAGGCTGATCTTAACGCCACCTTCGGCGTTGCAAATCACACCCGCCGTTCCCGTCAGATCGGCCTTCCGCAGATCAAGAAGGTCATTTACAGCGGCCCCAAGACAATCATTCTGTGGGCCGACAACACCAAAACCATTGTTTCCTGTGGGGAAGCAGATTCCTATGACTACTATTCCGGTTTCTGTGCCGCCGTGGTCAAGAAGCTGTTCGGTTCCACCACCCACGCCAAAAAGGTTTTGGGTGCTTCCCTTCAGATCAATGATTAACCTGTTCCAGCACCAGCAACAGGCCCTTGACGAAACCGAGGGAAAGAACCGGGTGGCCTATTACCTTGATATGGGCCTTGGGAAAACCTTTGTTGGTTCCGAAAAAGCCCTGAAGTTGAACAGCCGTGTAAATCTTCTGGTGTGTCAATGTTCAAAGGTTCAAGACTGGATTGAACACATGACGGAAAATTACGCCATGAACCATTGTTGGATGATTTATGACATGACCAAGAAAAATGAATTTGATTGGTTCATGAAGGCCGCAATGGAAGTTGATAACCCGGATCGGATTTGTGGCGTGATCAACTACGAACTGACCTTCAGGCGGAATGTGCTGAAAACCCTGACCGGCTTCACGCTGATGTTGGATGAAAGTTCCCTGATCCAGAACGAGAACGCCAAACGGTCAAAGTTCATTCTTGGGCTGAAACCAGATAATGTGATCCTTCTGTCAGGCACCCCCACGGGCGGCAAGTATGAAAACCTGTGGAGCCAATGCCAACTGTTGGGGTGGAAGATTTCAAAGGAACTGTTCTGGAAGCAGTACATTCAAACGGAATGGGTTGAAACCGATGGATTTTGGCGGCAACAGATTACCGGCTATAAGAATGTTGACCGGTTGAAGATGAAGCTGGCCGAACATGGGGCCGTTTTCATGACTACCGAACAGGCCGGGGTCAGCCTTCCAAAACGGAACTGGATCAAGGTCAAAACCCGCCCTTCGCCCCTTTATTGGAAGTTCTGGAATGATCGTTATGTTGCGATTGACAGCGCCAACCTTGGTGAATTTGAACTGGATGCGGATTTCTACGGTTCCAATGCCCATTGTGAACGGGAATTGATCGGTGATACCAGTTTGACCCGCCGCCTTTACGCCCGTCAGCTTTGCGGCCTGTATAACCCGGCCCGTTATGAAGCCTTCCGGGATTTGGTGAACAGTACGGAAGATCGCTTGATTGTGTTCTATAACTTCACGGAAGAAATGGAACGCCTGAAGGGGATTGCCAAGGGCCTGAACCGGCCTGTGTCTGTTCTTTCCGGTGAAGAAAAAAACTTGGATGCTTACCGATACCAGCACAACAGCATTACCTTCATTCAGTATCAGGCCGGTGCAATGGGCGGCAACTTCCAGCTTGCCAACAAAATCATTTACTTCAGCCTTCCCCAAGGTTCGGAATTGTGGGAGCAATCCCAAAAGCGTATTCACCGCCTTGGGCAAGAACGGCCCTGTTTCTATTACCTGATGATCTGTCCGGGAACGGTTGAAGAAGATATTCTTTCCACTTTGGAAATGAGAAAGGACTATACCGATGAACTATTCAGAAAGTATGAGCAAGCGGCAACAGCGCCGCAAAGCCCTTAACCAGCGGTTCAGGCGGATGTTCCTTGTGGCCCTTCTGATGGGCCTTGCAATGGGGTTTGTATTTGGGCGCTGTTCTGCTGTCAACAGTAAGGCCCCGGATGCCCCCATTGAACCGGATCAGCTTACCGCCGTGATCCCGGATGTGACCTTGGAGCCGGTGGAAACCCCGCTGGTGGAAGAACCCGCCGAACCTGAACCGGTGCTGTTGGGCAGTTTCAGAATTACCGCCTATTGTTCCTGTGAAAAGTGTTGCGGCGAATGGGCCAAGAACCGGCCCAACGGCATTGTGTATGGTGCCGCTGGTGTGGAACTGAAGGCCGGTGTTTCCTGTGCTTCCCCGCTTCCTTTGGGAACCGTGGTGGAAGTGGAAGGCTTGGGTGAATACATCGTTCAGGATCGCCCCGCCCAATGGGTGATTGACAAATACGGTGAAAACCAGATCGACATTTATTTTGACAACCATGAAGCCGCTTCCGCCTTTGGCCTGAAGCAGTTGAATGTTTATCTGAAAGGAGAACCCGAAAAATGATCAAATGTGAAAATGCTTGCCCCCGTGGAAAGTTCGATGGGTGTTGCCACAAATGCCCAGAGTTCCACACTTGCCCTGATTCCTGTCAGGAAAACCCGAACGCCTGTGGTTCGGCCACCTTCGATGAAGAAACGGCCCTTCAGGAGTTCAAGAACACCCAGCTTGCCACCCTGAACGCCATTGCTTCCCTGACCGCCCACAAGAAGGCCATTGAGGATCAGGAAAAGGAAATGAAGGCCAAGCTGTATGAAGCAATGGTGAAGTTTGGCGTGGATAAGTTTGAATCCGATGTTCTGAACCTTACCCTTGTGAAGCCCACCAATGCCACCAGCATTGATTCCGCCAAGCTGAAGAAGAAATACCCGGACATTGCTTCCGAGTGTTCCAAGACCACCGCCAAGGCCGGTTATGTGAAGATCACCCTGAAGGGCGGTGGGCAGTAATGGAAGGTTTGACCCCGAAAGAAGCTGACGCTTGGGCAAGTGAAATGACCCGTATTGTTGGTGGCACCATTCATGAACTGATTGCGGCGGCTGATAAACACAATATTGACCGTGATTCCGCTGTTCAGTATTATTCCGACCTGTTTTCGGCTATGGCAAGTGTGGCAACCTTTGAACACTATGAAATGGGTGGTGGGGCCGATGGCAAGGGATGAAGTGTGGGATGCCCTGAAAAATCATGCCAAACAGGTTCATTCAGAACGGGTTGCAAAGAACCCCGACCGGATCGCCTATGCCATTCAGCAGTTTGAAGCCCACGGCATTGAATACCAACTGAAAAATGAGCAAACAGGCCACTTTCATTGTTGGCGGAAGTCTGATGATAAACTGTTCCAATTTTACGCTGGAACGGGTAAAATTCAGGGCTTCACCCAAGTCAGAGGTATTCACAGCCTGATTCAGATGTTGGAGGGGTGAGCTGATGGCCGGTGAAAAGAACTTTGAAAACCGCCTGAAGAAGTGGCTGGAATCTGAAGGGATATATCCCTTGGGTGAACCTGTTGACCGCATGAGCGCCCCGCCCTGTGGCTTCTATGAAAAGCGTTGGGGTGGAAGCCGGTATGTGAAAAGCGGCCTTCCCGATATGCGGATTACCGTGAAGGGCATTGCCCTTGAAGTGGAGTTGAAGGCCACCAACGGAACCCCGTCTGTGCTTCAGAAGCGTAATTTGGCCCAAATCAACGGTTCACAGGGGTTCGGGTTCATCCTTTACCCGGAAGGCTTTGAAGCCTTCAAGACTATTGTGAAAGGGGTGAAACAATGCGAGTTTCCCACAGCCGGGTTGAAGTCTTTGATAGATGCCCATACAAATACCGCTTGCGATATGTGGAAGGGATAGACACGATCTCGAACACGGATGCAGACAACGCCCTGATCCTTGGCACCGCCCTTCACACCGGCATTGAAGAAGGGGTTGAACAAGCCCTTGATTTCTACAAGAACAGCTTCCCGGTTCTGACGGATGATCACATTCATGAAATGATGAAGCTGGAAGCAATGATCCCCAAGGCAAAGGCCATGTTGCCGCCCGGTGGTTCCTTTGAATTGCCCATTGGAAACGCTGATTTCATCGGCTTCATGGATTATCTGTGGCCCTGTGGTTGGGATTCCAGAACCAATGAAACCTTGTTTGATCTGTACGATTTCAAGTATTCCAACAACGCCAAGAACTACGCCGTTTCCGGTCAGCTTCACGAATACAAGTATTGGTATGAACTGACCCATCCGGGCCACCGGATCAGGAATATGTATTTCCTGATTGTTCCCAAGGCAAAGATCAGGCAGAAAAGCACCGAAACCCTTTCCCAATTCCGTGACCGCTTGCAAGCGGCCTTGAAAGATGCTGAACCAACGCTGATGCCGGTTCAGTACAACCCCATGAAGATTGTGGACTTCCTGACCGATGTGAAGCACATGGTTGAAGCCACAGACTTTCCCAAGAACCCAAACCATTTTTGTGGATGGTGTGAGTATGAAGAATATTGTCAGAAAGGATGGGATTATATGTTACTTCCCAAGAATGAACGCCGTGACCTGAACGCCACCAAGAAGAAGGTTGTGTGGCTTTACGGCGCACCCTTCAGCGGCAAAACCTTCTTTGCCAATCAGTTCCCCGATCCCCTGATGTTGAACACGGATGGCAACATCAAGTTTGTGGATGCCCCCTATATTGCCATTCGTGACACCGTTACGGTGGAAGGCCGTATCACCAAGCGCCGTTTGGCCTATGAAGTGTTCACGGATGCCGTTACCGAACTGGAAAAGAAACAGAACGATTTCCGAACCATCGTGGTTGACCTTCTGGAAGATGTTTATGAATCGTGCCGGGTTTACATCTGTGACCGTCAGGGCTGGAAGCATGAATCTGATGATTCCTTCCGTGCGTGGGATATGGTCAGAAGCGAGTTCCTGAACACCCTGAAGCGGCTTGTGAATCTGGACTATGAAAACATCATCCTGATCAGCCATGAGGACAGAAGCCGTGACCTGACCCGCAAGGGCGGCGATAAGATCAGTTCTATCAAGCCGAACCTTCAGGATAAGGTGGCAAACAAGGTGGCCGGTATGGTTGATCTGGTGGCCCGTATCGTGGCGGACGATGATGAACGGGTGCTGTCTTTCAAGACTTCTGAAGTGATCTTCGGCGGTGGCCGTTTGACTGTCCGTGATAAGGAAATCCCGCTGACCTATGACGCTTTCTGTGAAGTCTACGAGGAAGCCAACCAGAAGGCCGCAGGAGCCGTGAAGCGTGGCGGCAATACCCCGGCTACCCCCGCACCTGAAACCACCGACACGCCCACCACAGCGCCCAGCAGAAGGGGCAGAAAGGCCAAGACTGCAACCCCGCCCCCGGCTGATAACTATGATCCGGCTGAGGATGCGGCAAAGGCGGCTTGTGGTGATCCTGATGGAACTTGGACACCGGGCGGCGGTGAAAAGGATGATTCTGTTCCTGTTGCTGAACCGGCCACTGGTGACACCCCGCCTTGGAACGATCTTCCCAAATGCCCGGACGGTGAACGCATTTTCAGACAGCACGATCAGAACCCGGAAATCCCCCTTTGCCCGTCCATTGACGCTGGCCACCGTTGCCACAAGGAAGGTGGCCCCGATGGTTGCCCCCTGTGGGATCGCCCCAAGGCCCCGGCAGAGGAAGCCGCACCCAAGACGGATGCCAACCCGCCCCGCCGTACCCGGAAGAAGCGTGAAGAATAATGGCTGAAGTGCTGATGATTGCCGGGAAGCCTGAAACCATCTTCAAGGCCCGTGATTTTGAATATCTGGTTGAAAAATACATGGGTTATGAAGCGGCCAAGTATTTCCGGGAATACGCTGAAAAGGCTGATGAAGAAGTCAGATCGGCCAAGGCCGGTGAGAACACAGACCTTGCTTCCTATGAAGCTGACCTTGAAAGCAATCACAGAGCCTTTCAGGACATTCAGACGGAAGCCGCAGTTATCACGGGTGTTCTTCAAGAAAAACGGATAAACCGTGAGAAGATCGCCCATGCAATCAGGGAAATTGGAAAAATTCTTTCCAACCAAATATAAAAACAACATTTTTGGAGGTAAAAAACTATGGCTATTGATTTTGACAAGATTGATCGTTCTGTTGATCTGAAGGGCCTTCAGGCTGATGTGGAGGATGCCAAGAAGAACGGCGGCGGGGATTTCCCCACCATTCCCGCTGGCAAGTATGAAGTGAAGCTGGAAAGCATGGAGATCAAAGGCACCAAGGCCGATCCCAACCGCCCCATGCTGGCCGTGTCCTTCAAAATCCTGTCCGGTGAGTTCAAGAACCAGCGCCTTTTCATGAACCGTGTCCTTTACGGCACCAAGAATGACAAGAACATGATCGCTTCCGCTATGGGCTTCCTTGAAAAGCTGGATTCCGGTGTTCCTGTCAGCTTCACCAGCTACAAGCAGTTTTCCCAGCTTGTTCTTGATGTGGCGGAAGCCATTGATGGAAACTTGGAATATGCGGTGGACTACGATGATTCCCGCTTCAATTCCATCACCGTTGAAGAAGTTTTCGAGGTTGAAAACTGACCCAAATTTTTTTACAATGGAAGTGTCCTTTAGGACACGAACCGTTTTTGAACCTTAACTTTCAAGCACAAACTGTGGGGCTTCGGCCCCACAATGGCCCCAAGTGAAAGCCTTCCCGTGGCGGGGCTGATAAGGCGGCAACGCTGACCGATTTCACAAAAGCTGAAAGGATGTGAGTTGATGATCTTCTATGATTTTGAGGTTTTCCGGTATGACTGGCTTGTTGTCCTGATCGACCTGAACGCCCGGAAAGAAACCGTGATTATCAATGATCCCGACAAGCTGAAGCGTTTCTATGAGGAACACAAGGGCGTGATTTGGGCCGGTTACAATTCCCGGAACTATGATCAGTACATCCTGAAGGCCATTCTGTGTGGGTTTGATCCAAAGCCTGTGAACGATTGGATCATTGCAGAGGACAAACCCGGTTACAGATATTCAAGCCTGTTCAGGGAATACCCGCTGATCAATTATGATGTGATGCCGAACCCGCCAATCAGCCTGAAGGCGCTGGAAGCGTTTATGGGCCATTCCATCAAAGAAACTTCTGTTCCCTTCGACATTGACCGGCCTTTGACTGAAGCAGAGTTGGCCGAAACGGTCAAATATTGCCGCCATGATGTGGAACAGACGGTGGAAGTGTGGTTACGGCGGAAGGAAGATGAATTTGATGCCCAAATGTCACTTGTGAAGGCGTTTCACCTTCCCATTTCTGACATTGGCCGCACCAAAGCACAGCTTTCCGCCAAAATCCTTGGGGCCGTTCAAAGGGAACACAATGATGAATTTGAAATTGAGTTCCCGCCCAGCTTGCGGATCGAAAAATACACGGAAGTTTTGAATTGGTACAAGAACCCCTTGAACCGTGATTATTCCAAAACCCTTGAACTGGATGTGGCCGGGGTTCCCCATGTGTTCGCTTGGGGTGGCCTTCACGGGGCCATTCCCAAATATCACGGGGAAGGTTGGTTTGTCAATGTGGATGTGGCTTCCTATTACCCGTCTTTGATGCTGGTTTATAAGTGGCTTTCCCGTAATGTTCACGATCCTTCCAAGTATGCGGAAATCTATCACACCCGCCTGAAGCTGAAGGCGGAGAAGAACCCCATGCAACAGCCTTACAAGATTGTTCTGAACAGCACCTATGGCGCTATGAAGGATAAGCACAATGCCATGTATGACCCCCGGCAAGCCAACAATGTTTGTGTGGGCGGTCAGCTTCTTCTTCTGGATTTGATTGAACGGCTGGAAGATCATTGTGAAATCATCCAGAGCAACACAGATGGTATTTTGGTCAAACTTCGCCGGTATGAAGATTTTGAAATGCTGGACGATCTGTGTTGGGAGTGGGAGCAAAGAACCGGGATGCGCCTTGAATTTGATGAATTTCAAAAGGTGTATCAGAAGGATGTGAACAATTACATCATTGTTCCTTCCGGGCCGCTTCGTGATGAAAAAGGGAAACCCCGCTGGAAGTGCAAGGGTGCCTATGTCAAAAAGCTGTCTGATCTGGATTATGACCTTCCCATTGTCAACCGGGCCATTGTGAACTATTTCCTTCAGGGGATCAGCCCGGAAACAACCATCATGGAATGTTCCAATCTTCGAGATTTTCAGAAGGTTGTGAAGGTGTCCAGCAAGTACAAATATGCCCTTTATTCCCCGGTGATTACGGAAGCCAAGATCAGGGATGAAAAAGGCCGTTCTAAGAAAATCACCCGCTTCAGCGGCGGTGAGGTTCAGACGGATAAAACCTTCCGGGTGTTCGCTTCCAAGGATCAGAGCAAGGGCGGAATCTTCAAGGTTTCCGGGAAAATCGTCAAGGGCCGGGAAAAGAACCCTGAAAAGTTCGGCAACACCCCGGATCATTGTTTCTTCATCAATGATGATGTGACCAACCTTCCTATCCCGGATGAACTGGACAAGCAATATTACATTGCTGTTGCTTGGGATCGGTTGAAAGATTTCGGGGTGGAGCGATGAACAATAAAACCTTTCGGGGGGGGGGCGTTGAAGCATGGAACTGTTTAGGGGCTATGTGCCTACCAGAAATAAACAATGCCTTGAAAAGTTCAAAGGCGTTGAAAAACTGAAAACCCGTTCTGAAGTCCAAGACCTTGATGAATACGCCGGTATTCTTGGGGAAGAAACCATTCTGATTGATGTGGACGATGCGGAAACATCTGAACTTTTGTTCAGAATTGTTCAGGATTTAGAACTGAAGTGCAGAGTGTACGCCACCACACGGGGAAAACACTTCTTGTTCAAGAACTGTGGTGTTAAAAAAAGCTGGACGAAATGCACCTTGGCCGTGGGTATCACCACGGATGGAAAGGTTGGAGCCAATAACAGCTATGAAATCTTGAAGTCCGGTGGCGTGGAACGGCCCATTCTGTATGACTTCCCTGAAGGGGAGATTCAGGAACTTCCCAAGTGGCTGACCCCAGTGAAAAGCAACTATGATTTCCCGAACCTTGGGGAAGGTGATGGGCGGAACCAAACCCTGTTCAACTACATTCTGACCCTTCAGAGTGACGATTTCACCAAGGAAGAAGCCCGTGAATGTATCAGGCTGATTAACCGTTATGTGCTGAAGAAGCCCCTGTCCGACAAGGAACTTGATGTGATCCTTCGGGATGATGCCTTCAAGAAAACATCCTTCTTCCGGGATAAAACCTTCCTGTTTGATAAGTTCGCCACCTACCTGAAGAACAACAACCATATTGTGAAGATCAATAACCAGCTTCACATTTACAAGGATGGTATCTATGTTTCCGGGGCCGGTGAAATTGAAGGGGCCATGATCAAGCTGATCAGCAACCTGAAACGGGCGTGGCGTTCGGAAGTCCTGTCCTATCTGGAAATCATGATTGAGGAAAACACCAAGGCCACCAACCCGAATATCATTGCTTTCAGCAACGGCCTTTACAATATCCGGGATGGTTCCTTCAAAGAGTTCACCCCGGATGTGGTCATTACAAACAAAATTCCGTGGCCGTACAACCCCGCCGCCCATGATGATCTGTTGGATCATACCCTGAACCGGCTGGCCTGTGATGATCCTGAAGTTCGGGCCTTGCTGGAAGAAATGGTGGGCTATTGTATGTACCGCCGCAACGAACTTGGCAAAGCCTTCATCCTGATTGGCGATAAGAGCAACGGCAAATCCACCTTCCTTCATGTGGTGAAGAACCTTCTTGGAGATCAGAACATTGCTTCCCTTGACCTGAAGGAATTGGGTGATAGGTTCAAAACAGCTGAACTGTTCGGCAAGCTGGCAAACATCGGTGATGATATTGGTGATGAATTTATTGCCAATGCTTCCGTGTTCAAGAAGCTGGTCACGGGTGATCGGGTGAATGTGGAGCGCAAAGGCCAAGATCCATTTGAGTTCAACAATTATTCCAAGTTCCTGTTCAGCGCCAACAATATTCCCCGTATCAAGGACAAAACCGGAGCCGTTCAGCGGCGTTTGGTGATCGTTCCCTTCGATGCCAAGTTCACCCCCAATGATGCAGACTTCCGCCCATTCATCAAGGATGAACTGTGTGAACAGGGTTCAATGGAATATCTGGCCTTGCTTGGCCTTCAGGGGTTGAAGCGGGTTCTTGGGAACGCACAGTTCACCACTTCCAGCAGAGTTCAGGGGCAGTTGGACGAATATGAGGAAAACAACAACCCCATTATTGGGTTCATCAATGAAGTTGGCCTTGACGGGATTGAAAATGAAGCCACCGATTCCGTGTATCGCCGGTATAAGGAATATTGCATTGCAAACAACTTCCAAGCCCTTTCCAAGATTGAGTTTTCCCGGCAGATCACAAAACGCTGTGGCTTCACAACGGTTCCCAAGTGGATCAGAAACCGGAAAACCCGTGTATTTGTGAAAGGCGGTGACACAGAATGACCCACGAATATTCCAAGTTCAAGAACAAAAACATTCCCTATGCCAAGGTTGGGCGGCGGGTGTTCAATAGTCTGTTTGATGCAGAAACCTTTTGCACCGAACACGGCCTGGATGTCAATTCAGCTATTGAATATCGGGATGATCCTGAATTGAAAAATAACATTCAAACAATCGCCCAATACCAGAAGGCCATTCTTCAGGAATGTTTAGACCGGCTGAAGGCCCGTGCTGAAACCTTGGTTCAAGAAATCAACCGGTGTAATGCTGATTTGGAAAAGTGTCACCCGCTGGATCGTGGTTTCTTGACGGATCGGCGGAATGAAGCCATTGCAAAACATACGGGTACGATGGAAGCCCGTGAGATTGTGGCCGGATTGAAAAATAATTTAGAAAGGTTGACTGGTTGGCATGATTAAAGACAGCGGTGAACGCACCGAGTTTGGAACCGGCGCTGTTCGTGATATGCACAGCGGCAAAGGCCGCATGGATTTACTTCCGTGGGAAGCCTTGGTGGAGGTTTCCAAGCATTGTGAAGAAGGGGCCTTGAAGTATGGTGAACGGAACTGTGAAAAGGGTATTCCCATTCACAGCCTGATTGATTCAGCCTTCCGCCACCTTGCCAAATACATGATGGGGATGGACGATGAACCCCACCTTCGGGCGGCTTGCTGGAATTGCCTGTTCGCCCTTTACATGGAGATCAAGCACCCGGAACTTCAGGACATACCCACACGAATGAAAGAAGGCCAATGATGGAGTATAAACACAAGATAGGTTGGCTTGATCCAAGTGGAACTATGATTGAATGTGGTCATTCTGATCATATTGCAACAGCAAGAACTTTGGTCAATCTTTACCACTACCAAAACCCAGACCATTTACCGGAAGATGATGTGCTATTGAAACACGGATGGGTTCATGTTACCGTGTCACTTCTTGGAAATCGTGAATGGTGTATTTGGTGGGAAAATAGGTTGACTGATTATCAAAAAAATTATCTTCGCCCTTATTTTGAAGAAAGTGAAATTCAGCCTTCTTTCGGAAGCTTATGTAAATGGGAATCTGAAATGTGAAAGGATGCAGAACAATGAAAATTATCAAACCCGATGTGCAGTTCATCACCCCGATTGATGGGGCCACCATTCTGAAGCGGTTGGAACAATGTGGCCGTGTCTGCTACAAATCCGAGGACAAAATCACGGAAGGTTCCGCTGAAAAGTTCGTTGCCGGGATCATCAAGCGTGGGCATGAAGCGGTTCTGGAACATTGTTCCTTTACGGTGAAGTTCATTTGTGATCGTGGGGTTTCTCATGAGATCGTCCGCCACCGGATGGCTTCTTACTGTCAGGAATCCACCCGCTATTGTAATTACGGCAAGGGCAAGTTCGGTGAGGAAATCACGGTGATTGAACCTTGCTTCCTTGAACCCGGTTCCAGAGCCTATGACTATTGGCGGGATGCCTGTGAAGGGGTGGAAATTCGCTATTTTGATATGCTGGCGGAAGGATGCACACCGCAAGAAGCCCGTTCGGTTCTTCCCAACAGCCTGAAAACGGAAGTGGTCATGACGGCCAACATTCGTGAATGGCGGCATTTCCTGAAGTTGCGGTGTTCACCCGCCGCACATCCGCAGATGCGGGAAGTGGCCTTGATTCTGTTAGAGAAAGTTAATTGGCTAATCCCTGTGTGCTTCAATGATATTTGGAGTGAATACCATGCCGATGTTTAAGAAGTCCGGTGGCAAAATCTTTGGCGTTCAGTTCAACAAAGCTGAAGAAAAGGCCCTGAACCACGCAATCAATGAACAGATTGTGGCGAATGACCGGGCTTTTGACATGGACAAGGAATCATCCATCCTGTGGATGCTTCATACCCAATTTGGCTTTGGCCCCAAGCGCCTGAAGCTGGCGTGGAAGCTGTTCTATGCCGAAACCCTGAAGCTACGGGAATATTACCTGATGGATCAGGAAGATGATGGGTGGCTTGCCCGTCAAAAGCTAAAGGACATTGGGTGTGACATTGAAGAATGGTACAGAGAAGAAGGAGGGAAAACCGATGCCTAAACCTTGGGAAAATGCTGAAGGGTATCACGATCCGACAGCCTACCACGGCACAAAGAATATCATCCGTGACGAGGATGAACAGCAGAAGCGGGTGAACACCCTGATCTTCGTCCTGAAGTACATCACCCGTTTGGCGGGGTTTGAACTTCTGAACCGCATTGAAATCAAAGACCGTAAGACCGGGAGGGAATACCGATGAAAAAAGAAGTTTTGGTTCATGGGGCCATGAAATACCGCTGTGATAAATGCGGACGGTCATGGTGGATGTTCTTGGAAAAGGGCATTGAAGAATTTGGTAAGAATCACAAGCCTTCGCCATTTTGTATCATGTGCCGTTGTGGTGGAACGGCTATGGATGTTTCTGGAATTGTCAAAATCCCCGATGGTGGCTATAAACCCCTTCCCGCTGGTGAAGGATATTTCGCCAATAAAAAGGATTCTGATTGTGGGGTTCCGGTTCTTCCCGTCTTTCTTCAGTAGAGGTTGGAACAGCGTGTGGAACAGGTATGGAATAGATGTTTTTTTCTATATCTGTTCCGCACAAAACCCTTGATTTTCAAGACTTTTTCAGTTGTTTTCAGGGAACGGAACAGATGGAACAGATGTAAATATACTTTCTTCTTATTAAGAAAAAAAATATAAGAAATGTGTATATAAGGAACTGCCCGTTTTATCTGTTCCATGCGTTCCAAAGTCCTGAAACCACTTGATTTTTCAGCATTTATTAACGGAACAGATGCAATGAAAACGGAACAGACTACCACAGAAAGGATGTGTTACATAGTGAATGACAAAGACCTTTCCCAACAGGCTAAAGAATACTTTGCCCAAATCAGGAAAACGGATCGTTTGATCCATCGGCTTGATAGCACCATTGCAACCTTGCGTTCCAGCTTGACTTCTACCGGAAGCCAACTGAAACAGGACAAGGTTCAGACTTCAGGCCCTAAGAATACCCTTGAAGAAACCATCACCAAGATCATTGACCTTGAAGCCAAGATCAATGCCCGGATTGATGAACTTGTGAGCATGAAACAGGAAGCGTTCACCATGATCAACCGGATTCCTGACCTTGATCAGCAAAATATTCTGATCGGGCGCTATATTCAGTTGAAAAAATGGGAAGATATTTCTGAAGAACTGAATTATTCTATGCAATGGGTTTTTGAACTTCACGGAAAAGGTTTACTTGCTTTTGCCAAGGCAAACAGCGACTTTCTAAACAACCGAGAAAACCAGAGTGCCACCGGTTCCAAACAGAGTAAAGAATCGGTAGAATAGTAAATAAGAAATTGCGCCTACGGGAAACCGGGGCGCTTTTTCTATGCCTGATGAAAGGGGTGAATACCTATGACACCAAGACAGCGGAAGTTCTGTGATGAATACCTGATCAGCGGCAACGCTACGGATGCGGCAATCAAGGCGGGGTATTCGCCCAAGACCGCAAAGCAGACGGGTTCTGAAAACCTTGCAAAACCTGACTTGAAAGCGTACATCGAAACCGAACTTGAAAAACTTCATTCGGCCAAGATCGCTGATGCTGAAGAAGTCATGAAATACCTGACTTCGGTAATGCGGGGTGAACATACTGAAGAAATCCCGATCCTGTGCGGTGACGGTTGCCAAGAGTTGACGCAGAAAGAGGTTGGAGCCAAAGAAAGGCTAAAGGCCGCTGAATTGATTGGCAAGCGTTATGGTATGTTCACGGACAAGGTAGGTGTGGAAGGGGCCGTTCCGGTGATTATCACGGGGGATGATCAACTTGAAGATTAGCCCACAGGCCAAGCGGGTTCACCTTCCTGAAGTGGTTGGTAAGGGTTACGGAACCTTCTGGAACTTCAAAGGCCGTTACCGGGTGTGTAAGGGAAGCCGTGCTTCCAAGAAATCCAAAACAACGGCCCTGAACATCATCAAACGGATGATGCAATACCCGGAAGCCAATACCCTTGTGGTTCGCAAGGTGTTCAGAACCTTGAAAGATTCCTGTTTCACCGAACTGAAATGGGCAATCAACCGCCTTGGGGTTTCAGCCTATTGGGAAATCAAAGAAAGCCCCCTTGAAATGACCTACCTTCCCACCGGTCAGAAGATTTACTTCCGGGGCCTTGATGATCCCCTGAAGGTCACTTCAATTACGGTTGAAATAGGGTTTTTGTGCTGGTGCTGGATTGAAGAAGCATACGAAATCATGAATGAAGCTGATTTTGATATGCTGGATGAATCCATCCGTGGTGCTATCCCGGAAGAAACCGGCCTGTTCAAGCAAATCACGCTGACATTCAACCCGTGGAACGAAAAGCATTGGATCAGGAAACGCTTCTTCGGGGAGATCACCGGCAAGGATGCCCAAGGGAACCCCACATACAAGTTCCATGATAGCTGGATCAGCCCGGATGGGCAGATTTACGCCACAACCACCAATTACCTGTGTAATGAATGGCTGGACACGGCGGATTTGAAGGTGTTCAACACCATGAAGGAAAACAACCCCCGCCGCTACAAGGTGGCTGGCCTTGGGGGTTGGGGCATTGTGGATGGCCTGATTTTCGATAATTGGCGGGAAGAAGCCTTTGATTATCTGGCTATTTCCAAGAAGCCTGATGTGAAAAGCGCCTTCGGCCTTGACTTCGGTTATACCAACGATCCCACGGCCCTGTTCTGTGGGCTGGTGAGTGAGAAGGAAAGAACCATTTGGGTGTTTGATGAACTGTATGAAAAGGCCCTGACGAACCGGGCAATCTGTGACCGGATCACCGGCATGGGCTACGGCAAGGAACGGATCAAGGCCGATTGTGCCGAACCCAAGAGCATTGATGAATTGCGGGATGCTGGCCTTCATCGTATCAGAGCCGCCCGGAAGGGCAAGGACAGCGTGAACAACGGAATCCAGTACATTCAGGGTTACACCATCATTGTTCATCCCCGATGCGTGAACTTCATCACAGAGATTTCAAACTACACATGGGCAGAAGATAAGTTCGGGGCCAAGATCAATGTTCCCATTGATGATTTCAACCACCTTATGGACGCTATGCGTTACGGGTTGGAAGATATGTTGGTTGGCCCCGCCTTCAGCTTCGACTAATAACATGATAGTAACAAAACACACGAAAAACGCACGGTTTCCGTGTGTTTGTGTTTATTAAGCAATGAAGAAAGGCGGTGAAAGCCCGTGTTTGAACAGAAGTATATTCTGAACAAGATTGAACAATGGGCTGAACGCCTTCCATATAAAACCTTGAAGATTGAAGTGGAACTTCCCAATCAGTCTTTGGTTTTAGAGAAAACCCGAAACAGGCCGGTGGGTTTTGCCCCCCCCCGATGGTGAAAGGAAAGGGTGATTGAATATGTTTCTGGATAACGCTATGGAGCGTATCAACCGCCTGATCCTTCAGGGTGGGCGAACCGGCATGACTGAAAATCAGTTCTTCGCCGCTGAAATCAAGGAATGGAAGAATAGTCAGCGCCGCAAGGATCAGGTTATGGGTGATCTGTACTATGAAGGACAGCATGACATTCTTCAGCGTCAGCGCACAATCATTGGTGAAAACGGTCAACTTCAGGTGGTGACGAACCTTCCGAACAACCGCCTGATTGATAACCAATATGCCCTGATGGTGGATCAGAAAACCAACTACCTTGTGGGCAAGCCCTTCACCCTGAACTGTCAGGATAAGGGTTACACGGATGCTTTGGGCAAGGTTTTCAACAAACGGTTTTACCGGCTTCTGAAATATGTTTGTGAAGATGCCCTGAACGGTGGCATTGGCTGGCTTTATCCTTACTACAATGAAGCTGGTGAATTGACCTTCAAGCATTTCCCGGCCTATGACATTCTTCCTTTTTGGGCTGACGATGATCACACCATCCTTGATTGTGCGATTCGTTACTACACCCAAGAAGTGTGGAACGGCTACCAGAAGGAAAAGGTGGAGAAGGTGGAAATCTTCAAAGCCGATGGCATTTACCGGTATATCTATCAAAATGATATGCTGATTGCCGATGTGGAAGCCGGTGAACACGAAAACTATTTCATGGTTGAGGAAGAAGGCCAAGAACCCAAGGGGTTCAACTGGACAAGGATTCCGCTGGTTCCCTTCAAGTATAACAAACAGGAAATCCCCCTGATCCGCCGTGTGAAAACCCTTCAGGACGGAATCAACACCATGATTTCCGACTTTGAAAACAATATGCAAGAGGACGCACGGAACACCATTCTGGTTCTGAAGAACTATGACGGTGAAAATCTTGGTGAGTTCCGCCACAACCTTTCCACCTATGGAGCCGTGAAGGTTCGTGAGGATGGCGGGGTTGAAACCCTTCAGGTTGAAATCAATGCAGAGAACTACAAGGGCATTTTGGAACTTCTGAAGAAGTCCTTGATTGAAAATGCCCGTGGTTACGATGCCAAGGATGATCGTTTGAGTGGCAACCCCAATCAAATGAACATTCAATCCATGTATTCTGACATTGACCTTGACGCAAACGGCATGGAAACCGAGTTCCAAGCGGCCTTTGAAGAACTGTTGTGGTTCATCAATCAGGATTTCAGCAACAGGGGCTTGGGTGATTATGAAGGCGCTGAACTTCAGATCGTGTTCAACCGTGACATTCTAATCAATGAAACGGAATCCATTGAAAACTGTTCCAAGTCCGTTGGTATTCTGTCCACGGAAACCATTGTGGAACAGCACCCGTGGGTTACGGATGTTGAAGTGGAGCTGGCCCGGTTGCGTAAGGAAAAGGATGAAGCAATGGAACAAGCACAGGAATACGCCGGGGCCTTCCAGACCGGCAACCCAAACCAAGGTGATAATGGTGGGGGCGAATAACCCCCGCCGTTTCACAATATATGCCGGGGCAGACATTGAGTGTGGCGGGGTGCTATTACTCCTACCCGCCAAAGGGTGAAATTCCCTTCCCCGGCCCATCATGGCCCGTTAGTCAAGTGGTTAAGACACCGCCCTTTCACGGCGGTAACGCCGGGTCGATCCCGGCCCGGGCCACCAAGCGCACAAAG